TCTCCTTTATCATCTCTTTTGTATAACCGTTAGGATGACTCATTTTTCAGCAGCATATAAAGCAAAAGTAGAAGTAGTAATAACAGTCATCATATTGGCAATGTGTTGTTTAGTATCAGAATCACACTTGTTTATTCCAGGAAGGAAGCAACCAAATATAGTTGCTCCTACTATTCCTAATTGAAATAAGATTACAACCCTTATAAGGTTTATAACTTTATGCTTAGTATCCACTACATATAGTCCCACATATAAGAACGATCACCATATTCATCAACATTCCATCTAGTACCCTCATCATCTACAAAACTTTCTGTTTCTAATCCAGTTGATATAAAACCAAATGGTGCCATGTCCTGTTCAATCTGATTCTTTTGCTCTTCATATATTCTCTTACGAACATCATTATCAGACATTTCTTTAAAATAATCCTGACAAACTAACCATGAAAATATAACAAGACACATTGCTAAGTCATCATTACATCCTTCTTCTGCCTCAAATGATTGATGTTTCTGAGCAAATGTAGTTAATTCTGAAATAATTTCATAATCGTTAGTTATTAATTTATCATCCTCTAAAAGTGTTTTTAAATTAGAACAACCCAACTTTTTAACTGCAGCAGTCATTCTCACACCAAGTTGAGTTTTCTTTCCAGAAAATCCTTGTCCTACTATTTGTCCATTTCTTCCTCTCATAGTAGCCATTAGAATATTCTCATACTCCAAATCATACTGAAGTATACTTGCAACTTGATCCCCAATATCATTAACTTCTATTAAGATATAAGCATTATTATAACCTTTTGCAACATCGAGAATAATATTAGGAAATAACATAGGTTTTATTTCATTATTCCTATACTTTGCAACTACCCTATAAGGAAACTCTGTAGTATCAAAAACTATAAATGCTGAGTAGTCATTACCCAATCCTCTGGCAACATCTACAGTTATTATATAATTATGTTCTTTCTTTGCTTTTTCGTAAATATCTAATCCAGCATTTCTTGTGGTGGGTTCTTCATACACCATTGTCCTCAATTTTGAAGGATTAATAAGTGTATTAACAGAACCTAAAAACTCACATTCAAACTCAACCTTAAATTGTTGCTCTGATGTGTTGGCAATAGTTTGTGCTTTCCATTCAGCATTTCTACCTGGAACTTCACTCCAATGCACATCAGTAGGAATATATTCATTCTTCTTTCTTTCTGCATCATGCCAATACCTATAGAAATGGTTCATCCCATGAGGGGTAGATACCATTATTACTTTCGTTGACTTACCAGAAGTAATAGTAGGATAAACAGAGGCAAAGAAGGACTCCGCAATATGGTTTGGAACGAAGGCGAACTCGTCGAGGAAGAGAATGTTAAACGACATGCCTCGGACAGCACTTGCAGACGTAGAAGCAGCCAGTATCTTTGATCCGTTTTCAAGTTCTAGACTCCCTTTGTTCCATGAGATTATACCCTGTTGCATCCATTTAGGCAAATTTTCATATGCAGTCTGTAGTCTACTTAATAAGTCTCTAGCAGTTGCTGCCTTGTTAGCAAGAATACCAATGTTTGTACTATCATTAAAAACAGCATAATGTAAGAGATAAGATACAGAAGTGGTAGACTTACCAGTCTGTCTAGGCATCTTACATATATTGAATCTATTCTCATGGAATCTTTTAATTAAAGTTTCCTGAAAATCATATGGATGGAATTGAGTTAACCCTTCATCCAGAGAAACAATCTTAATGTAATTCTTAGCAAAGTATACTGGATCTTTCTTACATTTAATAAATTCAATAATCTGCTCTTCTGTAAACTCATGAGCAGTATTTGCCTTTTTTAAATTGGGATTGCCAAGATATATTTCATCAGACATCTAATTCTTTCCTCCAATCCGAATACTCAGCACCTTTTACATAAGTAGGAACTAATTTATCTGGTTTAACTAAATCAATTACTTCAAACTTCAGATTGCCATCAGCATCATCTATTTTAACACTATCTTCGTTATTTGTCATTATTCAATAAACCATCCTTAAGCATTTTAGATAAATCCGATGTAGAACCAACAAATACTGCATTATTAGTAACTTGTGTTGGTTTTCCTTTATCCTCATCAATTTCTTTAACTTTCTTTTGAAGTTCCATTAACTTATCAGTAGTATCAGCAACTGACTTAATAATTTGTCCTGCAACTTCATATGCTCTTGGACTTGCACTTTCACCTGCAAGTTCCAATATACCATTAAGAGATTCCTGTCCTTTCTCAATTAAAGAATATAAATTAGCACGAGTATAATCATAGTCTTTATCAACATCATTAGTGACATTCTTAAGAGCATCTTGTCTCTTAATACATCCACCTTCTGGTGTATTACTCACTTCTATACTACTAGTAGTATTAAGTGCTTCGTCAATAGGATCATAATTGGACATAATTAAATATCATCTTGTTGAGTCGGACTATAAGTTTGAGCATCCGTAAAGAATGATGTAGTTTCACTAAATCCAAAATCATCACCAGGATTAGCAGTGATTGGATCTGGTTCAACAGTATATCTCATCTCTCTCTTAGCAGTTGCTGTATTGGTATCCATAGCAGTATCAATCTGAACTTTCTTGATAAGTCCTTCTGATGTCTCTGCAACAGGTCCGAATAGATAAGTCTTTGCTGAAAATCTTAATGTATATATTAATGCTCTTCTTGTAGCATAATCCCCTTCATAATCATCTTGGAAGGAAATATTATTTAAAACGATAGGAATATCTCTTTTTTCTCCAATTGATTGTACCAAATCAACCGTTAAATTAAATGATGGTTGGAAATATGGAAGTATTTGTTCTACGATTTGTAAAGCATCGTCATTTAACTTACACATAATACTAAGTTCAAATCCAATATTATAAGGTACAGGCATATAAACTTTTTTCATATCACCTTTACTCTTACCAATTGCTTTAAATGTTTGAGTAATACCAGATTTTCTAGTTGAATCATATTCAATATCTGTCATCTCAAATGACATTCTTGGTAATGTTATAGCAACCATTTTATTCAAATCTGGTTGCTGTTCCAATCTTGCTAAAAACTTTTGAGAAGGACCATATGCCAATGGCACCTTCATCTCTTGTGCCAATACACCTTCTTGGGTATCATGCCTTACATAGATATTATTGAATAATGTACCAAAACCAATAATAGTTTTTCTGATAATTTCGTGATAATAATAAGTTCCTAACATTAGAATGTACCAAATGGATTTGATTCGCTGAAGTCTATTATTTGATCTGCATCAAATTCTATATCATCATTCTGAGAATATTTATCTGCAGTAGTACTTGCTGTACCAGTTGTACTGGTTTCGTAAGTAGCACCAGACTTAGATCCAACTAACCTTTCACCTTCATAGAAGGTTCCAGTCATAATACCAACCTGAAGAACTCCAGTATCTTCATCCCAATTCTTAACCCGTCCAACAACATTAGATGTCTGTCCGACGACTTCTTCATTGAACCAGAATGTTCCAACTCCGACTGTAGCACCAGCACCAATTGTAATTGTTGGTGGTGAGAAGAATCCTGCTCCAGCATCAAGGATGTATACAGCTCCTAATGGATTAGTTGATCCACTACCAACAACAGCATGAGCAGTTGCAGGTAATGCTGGTGATAAGGATGGAAGACTTATAGCAACGGTTGGAGTAGTCGAGAATCCAATACCATGATTCGTTATATTTATAGACTGTAAACCCTTCTTACCTGCAGGAACTAATGAGCATGTAGCAGCAGCACCTGTACCTCCACCACCACTAATTGTTATAATAGGTGCAGTATTTCCATATCCAACACCAGCATGTGTTATGTATATGTACTCAAGTGAAGTAATATTATTTCTAGTTGTAAGAACACCAACAGCAGTAGCAGTTGTTCCACTACCTGGTAAAGAACTTGGTGCTGAGAACGTTATTGTAGGAGCACTAGTATATCCAGAACCATCATGATCTAAGAATACTTTCTGAACTCCACCAGTTCCAATAACAGCAGTAGCAGTAGCACTTGCAACTGCTTGAACCATTACCAAATCAGTAATATGTCCCAGATCCTCAACTTTAGTATCAATCTCATCAACACCAGTATCAATAATCTCATCCTCATATTCAAAGAGTTCACATTGAAGTTTGTAGGTATAATTCTTACCTAACTGATAGAAAGGATCTTCATGCTCTACAAATTTAACTTCAAATAATCTGTTTCCTAATGGGAAGAATACCAAATCACCTTCTCTAGGACGAGTATCAATTACTATTTCATCATCAGGCATAGCTTCCATAAAAGGAGCAATAAAGTCTTCAAACCTTTCTCTTGAAATATTTAATGTTAACTCATCCTTTAAAGTCATACCAAATTTAGTCATGATATCACCTTGTCCACCATATCCATCCCAAGTTTCTACATACGCTTCCAGTAAGAAATTATCATCAAACTTGGATCTCTCAAGATCATTAAAAACAGTACTTCTGTTTACAACCTTTCTTGGAATATATGTTACTTCTACACCATAAATTTTCAACTGCTCGTCAATGAGCGATTGTATTAAATTCTGTTCTCCAGGAGAACCTTGTAAGAAGAACGGATTAAGTGCCATTATCCAATAGTGTCGTAAGGTGGAAGTTCATATTCGGTAGACATCCTTTCTTTAATGTCATTCAAATCATTAAGAGCATCTTCGTAGATTTCCCTACCATTAAGTTCAATACCACCAGGTAATTTAGTTCCTTTGAACTTAAGTAGATTTTGCCCCCACTGTCTTTTAATAAGAGCAGTCAAATACTTTTTAACAAAACTATCATTATAACCTTGAGTAAATGATGCTGGATCCAATGCCCTATAGCAATCGAGTATTATAAAGTCATCAGCTTGTTGAGCACCCCAATCAATATCCAAATATAATCTATCTTGCCTTTTATTAAATCTTACTTGCTTCTCTGGTGTCAATAAGTAATCAATATCCTCCAGATAAGTCTTTGTCATTGCATATTGTAATAGATCTACGGAATTGAAGTTATAAAGATCATTCAGAAATAACTGATATTTAATACTAAACATTCCACCAGAAATTGAACTAGTATCAAACTTAAATACTTTTTCTATACCAATTACCGAATCTGGTACTTGTATGTAATTAGAACTTTCATACCAAGTACTAGTTATAGAACCAATTCCACTATTTACTCCCAATGATGTAGTAGTTACTATACCAACTCCAGTAGTTCCTTGTGCCTTTCCTCTATCTATTTCTTCTTGAGTAACTTTATGTTTGAGATACATTCTCTCAACACCATCAAAGTGTCTTTCATTAAAGTACTGAAAAGTATCATCAACTAGATCTTCTATTTGATCATCATCGACATTAATTTCCAAAACTGGAGCACCCAGTCTTCTTTTGCAATAGTCTATAAGTTCTTGTCGTGTTGCTGGTTTTGCCATTAGAATTGCTGAGAATCAATGTTCGCTGCTATTTGCTTTTTAGTTCCTCTGTTTTTTCTCTCTAATTTTTTAGTTAAATCTTCAACTTTCTCTGTCAATTCCTTAACTAATTGATTTAATGTAGATTGTTTTGCTTCTAAAGCAACAACTTGTGAGAATAAATCAAAGGATTTTTGTTGATATGTTATTATCAAACTTTTATAATCTTGTTCATTCATAGTTTTATATAATAAAAAAGGTGGGATTACTCCCACCTATATTTATAAGTTATTTTTTAACCGTTAGAAGGACCCACCATCTACGGTGATATTATGAAGAATTCTTTGTCCTCCACTGACTCCAATAGTCTCTGTTTGTCCAACAGAATCCTTAACCCATAATGAACCAACTTCTAATGCAGCGTATGCAGCAGCAGTTAGAACACTACTAGATTCTGAAACATCTGAACCAACAACAACTCTAGCAACAGAATCATCCCAATATACAGCAGCCTTTTTAGCAGAACCACTGTAATAATGCATTATGACACCAACGTCAATGTTGGCATCTGAACTTGGTGCTACCAGTGAACCACCACTGTTAACAAGTCCAACTTCAATCAAACTATCTTCAACCTTTAACGTTTCTGTGTTTAAGATTGATTGTGTACCCAGAACTGTTAGATTACCAGTTATGGTTGCGTTAGTTGAAACTGTAAGAGCACCAGTAAGTGCAAGTGTCGAACCATCAAATGTTAGATTTGCACTGTCTTCTAGTTCTCCAGCAGTACCAGCAATAACAACTCTATTGTCAGTTAAATCTGATATCTTTGCACTGTCAGCAACTAATGCATCAATGTTTGCTGTACCATCAATAAATAAATCCTTCCATTCTAATCCAGAAGCACCTAAGTCTCTAGCACCATCAGTAGAAGGAACTAAATCGCTATCAAATCTACCAGTAGCAGTAATAGTGTCGCCAGTTGCATCACCTAAATCTACATCTCCTTTGAATACCGCATTATGAGGAGTATTAACTGCATTAGAACCAGTAGTTACTGCATTACCCATTAATGAGTGTGAAGAACACTGATAATGTAATGTATTAGGAGTTTCGTCACTAACTACAATCTGTGTATATGCACCAGCGTTACCTGGAGTACCAGATGCTGTTACACCAGTTGTATATGCATGACTCTTAGCAGCATCCAGATAAAAACGAATTGGATGTCCACTGTTAGATGAATCTGCCTGATCAAACTTATATGTTACACCTGGAATTAAAGTTAAGAAAGGAGATTCTATTCCATCAATTGTATAACCACTACTACTACCCTGCTGATGATACCTATGTGCAGCAGTTTTAGTTACAACTTTTGCTACAAATGTCGTAACTGCAGTAGTTGCAGCACCTACAAGATGTGTAAATCCACCAAATGTTGATGCAGTTATAATACCAACATTTAAGTTAGCAGCATGTAAATCTCTCCACTTCTTAGCACTAGTACCTAAATCATATGCAACACTAGTAGTTGGAACTAGATTAGATGCAAATTCACCACCAACTACAACGTCGTCAGCATCCGAATCACCAAATCTTATTGTTCCACCACGGAATGTAGCAATACCAATAAATTCAGATTGCCCACCAACATATAAGTTTCCAGTGATTGAAGTTGCTCCTCCAACATGGACACTCTTTGCGATACCAACACCACCAGCAACTATTAAAGCACCAGTAGTACTAGAAGATGACTCTGTAGTATCTTGTGTTGTAATTGCACCCGTAAAAGTTGGTGCAGCGGTCCAACTTAATACACCAGAACCATTATTCTGCAATATTGCTGAGTTAGCACCTTGTGCATTTGGGAAGGTGACATCATAAGATGCTGCTAATGAGGCAGGTGCTTTTAATGTAAAAGCATGAACACCGTTATTTGTTCCCTCAACTAAGTTCAATCCTGAACCAGCAGTAGCGGTTTCTTTCAACCAATATCGGTGTGAACCGAAAAACTTGTTGTTTGAAGAGTTATTATCTAATCCAATATAAAAATCATATTTGTCATTCGTGAAAGCGGGTTCCCCTGCTTTCAACGCTGGCAAACTACCGAAAGCACCTCTCTTAAACTGTATTACAGGAGAAGCCATGTTGTAATTACTATACTTTTAATTATATTTATGGTTGTAGAAACTTACTTAAAAGGTTCCAGCATCCATTGCGTTATCTTGAGTGGAATCTGACATATCTACTACATGATATGGTGATACATGTTCATATTTTTGAGTAGATGTATTATACATCAAAATACTATTAGTAGAACTTCTAGAAGAAGCATCAATATCGTTAATACTACTTAAAT